AAATTAATTCCGCTTTTCTCATCAGCTTCGTATAAATAATTTCTGTTACCAGTGGTAACAAATGTTTAATGTTTAATCTTACGTATAATTCCAGAAGGAGAAAAATGACCACTTCGCAATTTGTTGTCGAATTGAAAAATAATGAAAGAGTATGCCTTTTTTGCGATATAGCAAAAGCCTTATCTTTAGTATCATTCCCAATAGCCCTACCGTTCTTTATCATAGTAATGTCGTCTACTTATTAACTAATAAATAGATTGACATCTAACTAAAAATTTGTTATAATAGATCTGTTCAGTTCAAATAGTACTTGAGCTGAGCGGATTTATTTACACAAAACAAAAATAACTATTGACATATCAAGTTAACTAGTATATAATACAAGGTATACATGACAAAAAAAGAATCTAAGGAAAATACTGATATGTCCGTTGTAGCTTTAACGCCCGACAGAATTCACCACGAAATATCTAGACACATTTCAAAAGGAGTGCCGTACATTGATGCTCTTGTTGATTATTCTGAGAAGAATGGTATTGAAATTGAAACGATTGCGCAGATCGTAAAGAAAAGCTCGGTCTTGAAAGAAAAGATCCGAACGGAAGCAGTTGACTTGAGAATGGTGAAAAGAGAAGATGAACAAGATATCACAGACTTTAGTAAGTGATGAATCGTTTAACACATATGTTAAATTTCTGGCACTAAAGAAACATTTTACAACGGACAATTACGATTACTTCAAATATAATGGAAAGGTACGAGCAAATCTTGATACCTTTATGTCGCGAAACGATGCATATTCGTTCGCAAAATTATCGAAAAAAGAGGACCCACAAGGCCTAATTTTGAGTAATCTTTTAATAAATAAAAATATCTGGGTTCGAGATTTACTCGACAGTGAAGGAGAAGCCAGATACACGAATTGGAGGAAGAGGATAGAATCGTTAGGTTATATCTTTAAATCCGAGCTTGCTCATCTTAATGATGAATACAAGCGAAACTTTATATCAATAGATGGACAACATCCTTTGGTAATGACATTGTTATTACAAAAGAAGATTAGTTTGGAAACATTTACTATTCTTTCTCATCAAGCGAATATATTTTCGTATTGGAGTGAAAAAGTAGTTGACAAACACGTATCTTTTGATATAATAAACAAATCGCGAAAGTATAAACCCTTTCTCGATTTTGAACCGAAGCGATTCCAAAAGTTAATTAAGGATCACTTTGGTATTTAAATACTACGCAATATAACGCTATATATAAAGGAGAACTAATTATGGCACTAACAGACTTTTCTTCACTTAAGAAGAACCGCACGAAGACTCTCGACAAGTTGAATTCACAACTTGAAAAGATTTCTTCAAAATCATACCAAGACCCCAATGCAGGGAAATTCTGGAAACCTACTCGAGATAAGGCAGGTAATGGCTTCGCAGTCATTCGATTCCTACCAGCCTCGAAAGGTGAAGAGATGCCCTTTGTAAGAATTTGGGATCATGGATTCCAAGGACCAACAGGACTTTGGTATATCGAAAACTCTCTAACCACTTTGAATCAGGATGATCCAGTTTCTGAGTTTAACTCTAAGCTTTGGAACAGTGGTGTTGAATCTGACAAAGAGCAAGCACGTAAACAGAAGCGTAGGCTGAAGTATACTGCTAATATCTATGTTGTGAAAGACCCAGGCAATCCTGAGAACGAAGGTAAAGTATTCATGTATCAGTTCGGTAAAAAGATCTTTGATAAGTTGAATGATCTTATGAACCCAACGTTTGAAGATGAAGAACCAACTAACCCGTTTGATTTATGGGAAGGTGCAAACTTCCGTCTAAAGATCAGACAGTTTGAAGGTTACCCGAACTATGATAAGTCTGAATTCGATCCTACATCTGCGTTGTCTGAAGACGACGAAGCTCTCGAAAGAATTTGGGGAGAACAACATTCTCTACAGGAATTAGTATCTGAAAGTAATTTCAAATCTTACGCAGATCTAAAAACTAAAATGTATCGTGTACTTGATCTACAAAATGATGAACCGACTGCTTCGGCACCGGTTGTTGAAACCGCTGACGAACTAGATTTATCTAGTATGTCAAACGATACTTCTGAGCCGGTTATAGCAACTGCTGAACCATCAGTTGGATCGTCTACAAGCGATGATGATGACGACGACCTTAGTATATTTAAGGAATTGGCACGTAGCTAAACAACTGTCGGGGATCTTCGGGTCCCCGCTTTTTAGGAGGTCTTATGACTATTGAAAAAGAAACAACCATTCTCGATTTTGATTTTGGTTTTACAGCTGTTGACGCCGATGAACTTGAAGTCGTTCAACAAGCAAAGGAGGCAGTTACTACAACTGCAGCTTCTGCTGAATCGAGCGCTGCTAAGGCACAATTAATATATGATGCGGTTGTACCGCTATTGAATAACTTAAAAGCAAACCCAGAAAAGGATTACATCTATTGGCCAAACCGATATGAAAAACTTGATGCGTTTGCCGATAAGTTACATCAAATTCTAAGTGGAGAATAAAATATGAGTTTACTCGATAAAATGTTGAAGGCAGGATCAGTAAAGCAGGCATCTGCTCTAAGTGATTCAGCTTTCTTTAAAGATAAGGATCCTATTCAAACAGAACTACCAATTGTAAATATTGCATTCAGTGGTTCGTTGAAAGGTGGTCTTATTCCAGGTCTAACAGTTGTAGCAGGAGAATCTAAAAGTTTCAAAACTTTACTCGGCTTATACTGTATGAAGGCTTATTTGAAAAAGTACCCGAAAGGTGTTGCTTTGTTATACGATTCTGAATATGGTATTACACCAGAATATTTGGAATCTTTTGATATTGATACCAGTAGAGTACTTCATATACCGATTGAAGATGTTGAACAATTAAAGTTTGATATTGTTGGTCGATTAGATGAAGTGTCTAAAGGTGATAATGTAATGGTAATGATTGACTCAATCGGTAACCTTGCTTCGAAGAAAGAAGTTGAGGATGCGCTGAATGAGAAATCAGTTGCTGATATGTCGAGAGCAAAAGCTCTTAAGTCATTGTTTAGAATCATTACACCTAGACTGACTACAAAGGATATTCCTTGTATCGCAGTTAACCATACATATAAAGAGATTGGGTTATTTCCTAAGAACATTATATCAGGTGGTACAGGTATTTACTATTCTGCTAATCAGATCTTTATTATATCAAAGGCTCAAGAGAAAGAAGGTACCGACCTCGCAGGTTGGAAATTTACTATCAATATCGAAAAGTCAAGATATGTAAAAGAGAAAGCAAAGTTACCGTTCAAGGTATTATATAATTCAGGTATTCAAAAGAATAGTTCCTTAATGGATCTTGCGATTGAATCCGGTCATATTCAAAAGGCTACTCAAGGTTGGTATAATCTAACTGATCTAAGTACTGGAGAAATTATTGAACCGAAACGTAGAGGCAAGGATATTGAAGATGATGACGCATTCTTCAAAGAATTATGTCAAAACGAATCGTTTGGTAGATATGTAGAACATAAATACAAACTTCAAAATGTGGAGGGAAACCATGCTCGAGAAGACGATCTTATCGAATCTGATACTGAATGAGGACTATTGCCGTAAGGTATTTCCATATTTAAAAGAAGATTACTTCGATGACACCGTACTTCGTAAAGTATTTGAAACGGCTTCCGAGTACATGGAAAAGTACAAGGAGCCGCCTTCACTTGAAGCTTTAAAGATTGCTGTTGATAAACGCAAGGATCTGAACGAAGATACGTATCAAGGTGTTCACCAATTAGTTGATAGTATGTCAATTGATGCTGATACCAATATGGAATTTTTGGTTGATGAAACAGAAAAGTTTTGTCAAGACAAAGATTTATATAATAGTATACGTAAAGCAATTCTTATTCTTGACGATCAAAGCAGCGATGGAATGGACAAAGGAGCAATCCCAGGATTGCTCTCCGATTCTTTAGGTATCAACTTTGACCAATCAGTTGGTCATGACTTTCTTGAAGATGTTGATGATCGTTATGACCATTATCACAGAGTTGAAGAACGTACACCGTTTGATATTGAAATCTTAAACAAAATTACAAAGGGTGGCATACCTCGTAAATCTATGACCGTACTGTTGGCAACGACAGGTGGTGGTAAGTCTTTACTAAAATGTCACATGGCAGCAAATCATTTGATGTATGGAAAGAATGTTCTGTATATTACAATGGAGATGGCTGCTGAAGAAATCGGCCGTCGTATTGACGCAAACATTATGGATATTACTCTCGACGAAGTTGCCGAAGTACCTCGTGATGTATTTGAAAAACGAATGGCTCGATATAAAACAAAGACAACCGGTAAACTGGTAATTAAAGAATTCCCAACTGGTTCTGCTCATAGTGGTCACTTCCGACATTTATTGAATGAGTTGAAACTTAAAAAGAATTTTACTCCTGATGTTATCTTTCTCGATTACTTGAACATATGTTCATCAGCTCGAGTAAAAGGTGCGGCAGCTGCAAACAGTTATACCTTAGTCAAATCAATAGCAGAAGAAGTTCGTGGATTAGCAATGGAATATAATTGCGCAGTCGTTACGTCTTCTCAATACAACAGAGATGCGTATGGTAACTCTGACGTTGATCTAACAAATACATCCGAGTCAATGGGTATTACTCATACGGCTGACTGTATATTAGGTTTGGTCAGTTCTGAATATCTTGACGAAATGAATCAACTTATGATTAAACAATTGAAGAATCGTTGGGGAGACATCAGTTACTATCGTCGATTCCTTGTAGGTATTGAAAGAGCAAAGATGAAGATCTATGAACTCGAAGATTCTGCTCAGGATAACATTAATCTTGATGGTCCATCTGGAGGTGATGGCCAACCAGGAAAAAAGAACTCATATAACGACACCGGCCCTATCTTTGATAAGACCGATATTGGTATGAGACTAAATAAAAGAAAGCCTGGTGGTAAAAACGTATTTGGAGATGTTGCTTTAACTTGAGGTTCTGTATAAATAAACTCTAGATATATACTAATTTTTATAGGGTAAAGATGAAAGGCTTTAATACATTTATTACAGAAGCTAGTTTCCTGAAACCTGATTACGTTATAGGACACAAAATTGCTTATAACGGAAAAGGTTTTAAAGAACTCTCTGCGTTAGGCTACAATGCCGGTGATCATTTTGAAATCATATCTCCGACAAAGGCTGACTATACATACGGCGATGGATCTGAAGAAAAATATTTAAAAGCTCCTAATGGTAAGGTTATCCATATCAAAGGAGCCACTTCTTTCAAATCAAGTTCTTTTACTCATGTGAAAGCTTCAGGATCTCCACCAACCGGTGCTGAATGGGAAGATGTAATTGTTTACGCTTACAATAAACTCAATAATAAAACAACAGATCCAGAAACAATTGCCGTAGCAGAAAAGTTTAGTAACTATATGGATGTTGCTAATAAAATCGCAGGTAACTTCAATAGTCAATTAAAAGCAAAACAATTAGTACAAACTGGTCGTGGTATGGGATCTATTAGTTTAGGACCTATATGGAAAGAATCAGGTGCTAAGAACAAAACACCAAAGACTGATATTGCCTCTTCTGATTTCAAAGAAAAGATATCTTTAAAGAAAGCAGGCGGATCTCAACTTGCTTCACCAACAAAGGCAGAAGCTATCGCAATCGTTAAAGCAGCAATGTCTGAAATGGGAGAAGATAGAGCAATGGCAACCAAACTTGTTGAAACAATGGAAACCAACATGTCTTCCTTGGTATCAAGAGTTGCCGCTGGTGATTTGCGTAAACAATCCAAGGCCGGCGTAAAGACAGATGCAGTGATTGATTTCCAAGAGAAAGATAAAGGCAATAGAGAATTAACTAAAATGCTTGAATCTCTTATCAATCAAGATACAGCAGTAAATGCTTTGTTTAGTAAACATATTGTACTCGAAGCAGCAACAGGTAATCATAAATTTGGAAGCGCAGGTTCTCCTGCTGCGGCTAACCTATTAGGTAAGTTTGATTTAAATGGTGGTATTGAAGTTCAAGCTATTAGCGGTATTAAAGATCCAATTATTATTAAATATGCGCAAACAGTTAAACCTGTCGTTTCATTTAAATCGGGTGGCGGTGGTGCTCCTGCTTATTCAGCATTACGTTTAGGTATTAAAGAATCAGAAACATTAAGAGGTATTGTATTATCTGAAATGGAACAACTCGACGGTTTAATGTTAACCGAAGACTTTATTTCAGAAGGTCCACTTGATATGTTAAAGAAAGCTGGTGATTGGGCAAAAGATAAAGGTCAAGCGTTTGTAAATAAAGTTAAATCTGCTGTTAAGAATGTTCTTTCTAAAATAACCGCAGTATTCAAAAAGATCGCAAAGATGGGTAAGAAAATGTTTGCTTCTCTAATGAAGTTTATGGGAGTTGAGATTAGATCAGCATCAGGTATACCAGGAAGTATTTCTTTATGAAAAGCTTTAATGAATTTAATGAAGGGCCAAATGATCCTGCGATATTTAAAGCAATATTTTTAGCAGGTGGTCCCGGCTCAGGTAAATCTTTTATTGTTGGTAAAACGGCATTGCGTATTCATGGATTCAAGGTTGTGAATTCAGACGATGCATTTGAAGCGGCAATGAATAAAGCAAAGTTGACAATGGATCCTAACACTATCTTTTCAACTCAAGGACAACAAATAAGAGACAAGGCAAAGAAACTTACTGCTCTTAGAATGCAAGGTTATATTACAGGCCGTCTCGGTTTAGTTATTGATGGAACAGGTAAGAACGTAACAAAGATACAAAGCCAAATAAAAGAATTAAGATCTCTTGGTTATGATGTTGGAATGTTATATGTTAATACAGATTTAGATACTGCAGTTAAGCGTAATGATATGAGACCAAGATCACTACCAATTACTCAAGTCACTGCATTGTGGAAAGAAGTACAAAAGAACATCGGAACATTCAATAGTATGTTTGGTTCTAACTTTAAGGTGATTGATAATTCTCAAGATGCTGATATTGAAAAAGGAATTATGGATGGATATAAGTGGGCAGGTAAATTTGCCAAATCTAGTATCAACAATCCTAAAGCAAAGAAATGGATTCAACAATATTCAGAAGAACATTTAAATATTAATGAAGCCGATCTATCAATGGATCGTGGTGCTGTTATTGATATGATTCTTAGAGATGTAAAAGATAAGTTAATGAAAGATGTAATGAAGAACGATCTTAGTCTTCTTAAGGATATTGCCAAAGAAGTAAAAAGAAAAGTAGAAATAGATTTTAAACATAAAGGCAGATTGAGGATTAAAACATAATGAAGAGTTATAACCAATATCTTGCTGAGGCAGATGCCAATCTACATATGACGCATTTAGAAGATGCTGTTATTGACGGCGGTGTAAAAGGTACAAGAAACGTAATTAATTATATTCGTAATATCCGAGATATGTTATCGGGTAATACAAAAGCTCCTGTTAGTTTAACAACAAAATGGGATGGCGCGCCTGCGATCTTTGCTGGAGTTGATCCTGCTGACGGCAAGTTCTTTGTGGCAAAGAAAGGAGTATTTAATAAGACTCCAAAATTATATAAAACAAATGCAGAAATAGATAATGATCTAAGCGGTGATCTTAATAGCAAATTTAAAGTTGCTTTGAAAGAATTTGCCAAGCTTGGAATTGAAGGAGTGGTACAAGGTGATTTCTTATATACGGATGACGATCTTAAAACGGAAAATATTGATGGAGAACCGTGTGTTACTTTCCATCCTAATACCATTGTTTACGCGGTACCTAAAACATCAAGCCTCGGTAAGAAAATATCAGGATCAAAGATCGGCGTGGTCTGGCACACAACATACTCAGGATCAACTCTTGAAACAATGTCTGCAAGTTTTGGAATGGCGATATCAACAAAACTTAATAACGTTAAATCGGTCTGGCACGTAGACGCAACATTTGAAGATAAGTCAGGTACAGCAACAATGACAAAGGCAGAGACTGATAATCTTACAGCCATGTTATCAAAGGCAGGATCATTGTTTAGAACAATAGATGCTAAGGTTCTAGGCGAACTCGGAACAAACGAAGATTTAAATGTAAAGGTAAATACTTTTATCAATACAAAGGTTCGTGCAGGAGAGCGTATTGGATCAGTCAAGCCATTCGTTGCGGATCTCCAACGATACATACAACAATATTACCAAAAGGAAGCAGATAAGCGTAAGACTCCTGCTGGTAAGAAAACACAAATGGATAAAGCAGCTGCAGTATTACAAATTTTTGACAAAAGAAATACTAAAAAGCTTGAAGCCATATTTACATTATATGACTTGTTCGTTGATATGAAATATGTTATCATAGCAAAACTAGATACTGTTGAAGGCATACGAACATTATTAAAAACAAAGAAAGGATTTGAGGTTACAGGGCAAGAAGGATTTGTTGCGATTGATCATTATAGTTCAAACGCATTAAAAATTGTTGACCGCATGGGATTCAGTCTTGCTAACTTCTCAGACAAATATATTAAAGGGTGGCAAAAATAATGGCATTCGTAACAGTACAAGGAAGCAACGGAGCTTGGGAATATGATAACGCGGCAACCGCTGCAGATACATATTCAGATACTCCAGGCGTAATTTCCGCAGGCGTTAGAACATTTACTAAACCAGGTGGCGGAACTCAAAAGACTTATATTAAATGTCGACAGACAGGTAAGACGGCAATCGCAGGTGAAGTCAATAAAGACTTTTATGATTATCGTTTCTCTCAAGGAATTAGTTGACAATAAGACCTAAGTTTGTTATAATATAAATTCTATAATATGAATAAGGTGATCCTTAATGAAAGACGTAACAGTCATAAACTTCTACGGCGGTCCGGGCTCAGGTAAATCTACCGCAGCGGCCGGTTTGTTCTATCAAATGAAACTTGCAGGCTATAAAGTCGAACTGACGGACGAGTTTGCTAAAGAGTGCGTATGGGAAGGTAACATCCCTATGCTTCAAGATCAGCTTTGGGTATTAGGACATCAACATCGAAAGATATTAAGACTATCTGACAAAGTTGATTATATCATTACCGATAGCCCTGTACTCTTAAGTCCGATATATCGTGAGAGATATGGTGAAAGCATATATACCGACCTTATTGACAAAATGGCATTAGAGTGTTATAATTTATATGAACACAATATAAACTTTATGCTAACAAGACCTGAAGGTTTTGACCAAAACGGTAGAGCACAAGATGAAGCAGAGTGTCGCGAAATTGATGAAGCTATTGTGAATCAATTTGAACTATTAGATATTCAATATATAAAATTGAGATCAAAAGATAATGCAAAAGAAGCATTCAAAACACTTCAATCTGAATATGCATTTATGAAAAATTTAAATAATTACCCAGGAGGGTTATAAAATGAAAAAAGCATCAGTAGCACTTTTAGGAGTGTTAATTGTAGGATGCACAACTAACGACACAGGTTACAACAAGCCATATCCAAAGTCACAACTGTTTTGTCCCAGAGACACAGTTGAATGGTGTGAAGGAAGAACACCCAGAGACCTTGAATGTACTTGCGTGAAGAAAAGAGTGTTAGAACAGCAATTGCAGCGAATCATTTGGTAACATGGAAATTAATATTGAAAAGAAGATGACACATATATGGATAGGACCAAATCCTGCTCCATTAAAGTGGATGAATACTTGGCCAGAGAAACATCCTGACTGGGAATATGGCGTGTTCACAGATGACATGTTACATAAACGTAAATGGTATAATCAACATTTGATTGAAGAGTATTATAGACAGAAGTGTTGGGCAGGAGTTGCTGATTTAATTCGTTATGAGTTAATCTTTGAGAGAGGCGGCTTTTGGCCTGAAGCAGATTCAGAATGTTATCATAATGTTAGTGAACTATTTGTTGAAGATCCAAACTTAGCATATACTGTATTTGAAAAGGAAGATGTAATACCGAGATCTATATCCCCAATCATGGCAGCAAACCCAGGTAATCGTTTCCTTGATATTATATTAAGAAAGCTTCATACATTAAGACCCGGAGATTTAGATCCAAAGCCACACGAATCAACAGGAAACTTTTTCTTAGCAAGATTACTCGATGACACTCGCCACCTATTACATATCTTTCCTTCTTATACATTTATACCACAATGGTTTCGTCCTGGGTATCCAAGGTATGATGGACCAGGCAAAATATACGCAGAACAACATTGGGGTTCAACTGCACTTGACCAGGCGCCTTCAATGTCAGGAACAACAAAACAATATTCACAAGGTGTAGAATGAGTCATGTAGAAATACTAGGTCTAGGACACCCAAGAACAGGAACTGGTTATACAAGTAAAGTATTATCAGATTGGGGTTTGAATGTTGGTCATGAAGTCACAGGTAGTATGGGAATTGTATCTTGGTTATTAGTTAAACCTAAAGGACCATATATGTGGCAAAAAGGATTCGATAGAAGACCTACATATAATCATTTAGTATATAATGTAAGAAATCCAAAAACTGCACTTGCCTCTATTGCATATACTGAATCACCTCCTTGTGATGTAGACGGTTATAGTTGGGACGGTACACAATTTTATCCTGGGTATGAAAACTTCGTTAAAGATTTTAACTACGACTCTACTTATTTTAGAAAACAATTTATTGGATTAAATAACAATAACCCAGTAGAAAATGCAATTGATAGTATATGCCAGTTTCATGATATGATAATGAATTGTAAACCAAATATTAAATATAGAATTGAAGATGAAGAACTCGAACTGTTTAACTACATGAAAATTCATTATCCGCATATTGAATTTTCACCGCATC